TGGAGCACTCTCAACTTGATAAACTGATTAAAGCATCTGCTGTTTATCAACTTCCAGACCTTTCAGCAGTTGGTGAAGCAGGTGTAGTTAAACTTGTTGTTCGGGATAAAAAGAACGACACATCTAACGAGTTTTCTATTATTGTGGGTGAAACTGATAGTGAGTTTACTTTCAACTTCAAAGTGGAAAACATTAAGATTATTCCTGGGACTTATGATGTTGTTGTTTCCAAGAAACTTCTCTCTAAATTTACTAATGAAAAATATAATTTGAATTATTATATTGCTCTTGAACCTGATTCTAATTTTTCGTAATGGACTTTCTTCTTTATCTTACTCCGATTGGAAATCAAATACTTAATAAGATTATTTCTAAAAATTATATTGTCAGGGAAAATGCCCCAATCTGTAGGAATAAAGAATTATTTGGTACTTTAACTAGACCAGATTTTGTAATCTGTACCAATAATATCAAAAATTCTGTTAGTCCAGTAAAACATTATGTGAATGAAACTGTCTATCACGAGGCAGTTCACGTAGTTCATTCTTGTAAAGGTGGTCCAATTGGAATCAAAGATATCCAGTTGGACTCTTGGAAACTGAATGATGTTATGAGGTCTTCTAACATAACAAAACAGCATCAAGTTTATGAACTTGAGGCATATTGGTTGGAAGATAAACCAGAATTGGTTAATGAATACCTACAAAAATTTTGCTTTTAAATTAGGATTATTTGTAAATTCTTTTATTTCTGATTCTATACCAGTCGGGATGTTTGGAACTATCAATTCTTTTCCTAACCGATTTTGGAGTTCCTAAACTTTTATAATATTCTTCTGCTGCTTTGATTGAAGGAAACTCCCTTCCTTCGCAAACAACTGGATATGAATTTGCTCTACTAACCTTTCTTTTTGCTTCTTCTGGGAACTTTTTCCCTAGCATTCCGTAAGTGGCATATTCTTCTTTAGGTTTTTTGTTATGGTATTCTTTCATAGACTTTATAAAATTTGGGGATAGAGAAGTATCTCCCCCTTCTCCACCTGAAGTCATATTGTATGTTGGATTTAGATTGTTTATCCAAAATATTTCTCTTTCATCTAATTTTTCTTCTGGTATTTTAGTTTCTATTTCTTCTATGATAAAATTAGAGCATCCATATTTTCTTATTGCCCTATGGAGGTATGTTTGAGAATTGTATGATGAGTTATAAAAATGCTCTTGTAATCTAACATTTTTTGGTTTGGTTGTTTTTCCAATATAAAAATCACCATTTACTTGATTGACTATCTTGTATATAAGCATAGTTGAAAAGTATCGTCCCATTTTTATTTATATAATGAATATTGATAGAACTGATTTTCTCTGGTGCGAAAAGTATAGACCGCGGACAATTGAAGATTGTATTCTCCCTGAGAATATTAAGAAAACATTTAGAGATTTTCTAAATAAGGGTGAAGTGCCAAACCTGCTTCTTGCTGGTCCTGCTGGATGTGGTAAGACAACAGTTGCTAAGGCACTGTGCAATGAACTTGGAGTGGATGTATATGTCATCAATGGATCCGACGAGGGTAGATTCCTCGATACTGTCCGAAACAATGCGAAAAACTTTGCTTCGACCTTATCACTTACGTCGTCTGCTAAACACAAAGTCATCATCATTGATGAGGCAGATAACACAACCAATGACGTTCAACTCCTCCTACGGGCGTTTACTGAGGAGTTTAGTGGCAACTGCAGATTCATCTTCACCTGCAACTACAAGAACAAAATCATTGAACCTCTTCATTCAAGGTGTGCGGTCGTTGAGTTCTCAATCACTTCAAAACAAAAACCAGCAATCGCAGCAGGATTCTTCAAAAGACTCCAGCAAATCCTTGAACTGGAAAACATTAAGTTCGATACAAGAGTTCTTGCAGAACTCATCAACAAACACTTTCCAGACTGGAGGAGAGTCCTCAATGAATGCCAAAGGTACTCGGTGGGTGGAGAAATTGATACAGGCATTCTCTCCTCGTTCTCGGAGATAAAAACTGATGACCTGATTAAAAGTCTTAAGGAAAAGAATTTTCCTGAAGTACGTAAATGGGTAGTTAGTAATTTGGACAATGATTCTGGGGTACTTCTACGTCGTGTTTATGATGCTTGTTATGAAATCCTAGATGGTCCTTCTATTGCTGCTGCCGTCCTTATTGTTGCTAAGTATCAGTACCAAGCAGCATTTGTGGCAGACCAAGAAATTAATCTTCTTGCTGCTTTAACTGAAATTATGGTGGAGTGTAAATTTAAATGATCGATGTAAAATTGCTACGCATTACAACTGGTGAAGAAGTTGTTGCAGAACTTCTTTCTGAAACAGAAGATGCAATTACTATTCAGAATGCTCTTGTAGTTCTTCCTACAAATAATGGTGTAGGATTTGCTCCTTGGGCAACAGTTATTAATCAAGATAAACCAGAAATAGTTTTATTAAAAACTCATATTATATACAAAGTAGAAGTTCAAGAGGATCTTTGTAAAAAATATAATGAGATGTTTGGAAGTAAATTGATTACTCCAAATGAGAAAAAGATAATTCTTTGATAGTTCGTGAAATGGTTGAATTGAAAGATTGGTTAAATTCAATTAACCAAACAAAAAAAAATCTTCTTGATGAAGACCGTACTCTTGAAAAGGAGTATCCCCCGTATATTGTTAATAAGTGCCTCAGTGGCAGCATTGATTGTATTATGTTTGTTAATGAATTAAATATCAATAACAGACTAGATAAGAAACTTCAATATGATTTTCTTATAAATACTGTGAGAACCAAGAAGAGATTTTCTCCTTGGATAAAAAAGGAAAAAATTAAAGACCTTGAATACGTCAAATCTTACTATGGATATAGTACTGAAAAGGCAGAGCAAGCGTTGAGGATTCTTTCTGAAGAACAAATTAATTTCATTAAACAAAAACTTGATGTTGGAGGAACAAAATGAGCGTCGTTCAAGAACCTGAAGTGAAGTGGTCACCAGACCAAATGGTGGAAGTTATTCTTAATGAACCAGATGATTTTTTGAAGGTTCGTGAGACTCTTACCAGAATTGGTGTAGCATCACGCAAAGAAAAAAAGATTTATCAATCTTGCCATATTCTGCATAAACAAGGTAAGTACTACCTTGTTCATTTTAAGGAATTGTTTGCTTTGGATGGAAAACCAGCAAACCTTACCGTAAATGATGTTCAACGTCGTAATAGAATTACTCAATTACTTGCTGATTGGGGATTGATTACTGTTGTTGATGTTAATAAGATTCAAGATATTGCACCTCTTAATCAAATTAAAGTTCTATCTTATAAGGATAAGGGTGATTGGATTTTGGAAACCAAATATAATATTGGTGCTAAGAAAAAAAGAGTTGAAGGGGAAACCGAATAATTTTGTAGGGGGGTCAACACCCCCTTTTTTTAGTGTCTTATGATATATAATATTAAGGATGCCTTCGGGGTCCACAAAACACAAACTCGCTTTTAAAGGAGCTACTATAATGACTAATCTGATGAAATATCAGGCTGCGGATCTTCCTGCTTTGCTGGAGAGAATTAATCGCAACACAATTGGAATGGATGAATACTTTGATCGAATTTTTAAGATTCACGAAACAACTTCTAATTATCCTCCATATAACCTAGTTCAAGTAAGCAACGTAGAATCAAGACTTGAACTTGCACTTGCTGGATTTAAAAAGAAGGAGGTTTATGTCTATACACAAGATGGGAAACTATTTGTCGAAGGACAAAAAGAGGATAAAGAATCTGAAACCAACTACGTCCATAAGGGATTGGCTCAACGATCTTTCAAGAGAGCGTGGACACTGGCAGACGATACAGAAGTCGCAGATGTATCCTTTGAAGACGGACTCCTCTCTGTCCACTTAAAGAAGATTGTTCCCGACCACCACAAACGAAAAGATTATCTATAAATATAATTGAATATCGTCGGCGCAGGGGAACGACTGGCAAAATCCAGTTGACTTCCCCCTTTTTTATTGGTAGACTAGAATTAACCTATGTTGTTGATATGGCAGTAAAATTAGCAGTATTAAAATCAGGAGAAGATGTTGTTGCAGACATCAAAGAACTTGTAGATGAAGACGGAAATGTAATTTCCCTCATTTTCTCTAATCCAGTAGTTGTTAAATTAATATCAAATACTGTTTTGATGGAAGATGAAAATGAAAGAGAATATAAAGTTTCTTTCATTCCTTGGATGCCTTTGTCTAAAGATAAAAATATTCCAGTAAAAAAAGATTGGATTGTAACAATTGTTGAACCGATTGATATGGTAAAAGAATCTTATGAGGAGAAAATGAATGGACTCGGAGAAGATGATGATGTTAGTTCTCTTAACGAACAATACATTCCTGATATGTGAAGTAGAAGAAGTTGTTGCAGATTTGGGACAGCCTGATTGTAAGTTAATAAATCCGTATATCATTAATGGTGATGATATGCAACCTTGGATGACAGATTATACAAAAACTAAAGAACTAATGATTAGTTCTGATAAAATTTTAACTATGGTTGAACCTAAAAAAACTATTCTTGACAAATATCTAGAACTTACACAATGAGATTTTACACCAACGTCTATGAAAAATTTAATAAAATGTTGGTCCGTGGTTATGACAATGGTGAATACTTTCAAATAGAAGAGGATTATCAACCCACTCTATTTGTTCCTTCAAAGAAAAAAACAAAATATAGAACGTTGGATGGATATCCAGTCGAACCTATTCAACCTGGAAAGATTTCTGACTGTAAGGAATTTCTGGACAAATATTCTAAGGTTGAAGGATTTACTGTCTATGGTAATGACAACTACAAAGCACAGTATATCTCGGACAAATATCCAGAAGAAGAAATCAAATTTGATATTACAAAGATTCGATTGTTTACAATTGACATTGAGGTTTCTGCTGAAGGTGGATTCCCAAATGTCTTTGATTGTGCAGAAGAAATTCTGACAATTACTCTGCAGAATTATGCAACAAAGCAGATTGTTTGCTTTGCAAATGCTCGGCAGTATGAGAACACTCGTAAGGATGTTGCATATGTGAAGTGTTCTGATGAAATCGACTTGGTTCATCGGTTCCTTGCATTTTGGCAACAAAATACTCCAGATGCCATTACTGGATGGAACTGCGAGTTGTATGATATTCCGTATATTGCTGGACGTATTGAACGTATTCTGGGGGAGAAGGAAGCACGTCGTCTTTCTCCTTGGGGAAATATTCGCAGGAAAGAACTTGTTATTCAGGGTAGAGAGCAAATCTCCTATGAGATTGCTGGTGTGTCTGTGATTGACTATCTTGATTTGTATAAGAAATTTACTTACACAAACCAAGAATCATACCGACTCGACCACATTGCGTTTGTGGAACTGGGACAGAAGAAGTTGGACCACTCTGAGTTTGATACTTTCCGAGATTTCTATACAAAAGATTGGCAAAAGTTTGTTGATTATAACATCAAAGACGTTGAACTTGTTGACCAACTGGAAGACAAGATGAAACTCATTGAGTTGCTATTGACGATGGCATATGATGCTAAGGTCAATTATAATGATGTGTTTTTTCAGGTAAGAACTTGGGATGCCATTATTTACAACTACCTTAAGAAACGCAACATTGTTATTCCCCCTAAAGATAAATCATCAAAGGATGAAAAATACGCAGGGGCATATGTCAAAGAACCAATTCCTGGGATTTATGATTGGGTTGTCAGTTTTGACCTCAACTCTCTGTATCCTCATCTTATTATGCAATATAATATCTCTCCAGAGACACTACTAGATGAGAGGCATCCTCAAGCAACTGTGGATAGAATTCTTCAGGAGCAAATTAACTTTGAACTCTATAAGGATTATGCAGTTTGTGCCAATGGTGCAATGTATCGTAAGGATGTAAAGGGATTTCTTCCTGAGTTGATGGAGAAGATGTATGGAGACCGAGTAATCTTCAAAAAGAAGATGATTGAGGCAAAGAAAGCATATGAGAAAACTCCCACCAGAGAGTTGGAAAAGGAGATTGCTCGTTGTAATAATATTCAGATGGCAAAGAAGATTTCTCTGAACTCTGCTTATGGTGCCATCGGAAACCAATATTTTAGATACTATAAGTTGGCAAATGCTGAGGCAATTACTTTATCTGGGCAGGTATCAATCCGTTGGATTGAAGGCAAAATGAACAAGTATCTAAATAAGGTGTTGAAAACTGATGATGTTGATTATGTTATTGCTTCAGATACTGATTCTATCTATCTTAATATGGGTCCTTTGGTGCAATGTGTATACAAAGGACGAGAGGAGACTCGTGAGAAAATTGTCGATTTCCTTGATAAGATCTGTAAAATGGAACTTGAGCCTTATATTGAAAGTTCTTACCAAGAATTGGCTGACTATGTGAATGCATACGAGCAGAAGATGCAGATGAAACGGGAAAATATTGCTGACCGTGGAATCTGGACTGCCAAGAAACGATACATTCTTAATGTTTGGGATAGTGAAGGTGTTCGATATGAACAACCAAAACTAAAGATTATGGGACTGGAAGCAGTTAAGTCTTCTACTCCTGCCCCTTGTCGTCAGATGATTAAGGATGCCCTTAAACTCATTATGACTAAGACTGAAGATGATATGATTGATTATATTGAACAGTCCCGCAAAGAGTTTACTAATCTTTCGGTGGAGCAAATCTCATTCCCTAGAACTGTGTCTGATGTTGTTAAACATAAAGCACACGCAACCATTTATGGAAAAGGAACTCCAATCCACGTTCGAGGTGCTCTTCTGTATAATCATTTTATCAAGGAAAAGAAACTTGATAAAAAGTATGCAGCAATTCAGAATGGTGAAAAAATTAAATTTTGTTATTTAAAACTTCCCAATCCAATTCGAGAGAATGTTATTTCTTATATTCAGGAGTTTCCTAAGGAATTGGGATTGGACAAATACATTGACTATGAACTACAATTCAATAAAGCATTCTTGGAACCGATGAGGGTCATCCTTGATGCAATTGGTTGGAAAGTTGAAAAAACAATTACTCTAGAATCATTTTTTTCCTAATGGATTTGCCGATTAACGACGAAGAACTGAATACAATTGTAAGTGCTATGCATCTAGGTGGAGATACTGCACTATATCAAAAACTTAAACTTGTAAAAGAACTTAGGGAGCAAGGTCTTCCATACAAAAAAATCTTACGTGAAGAATATGGGATGGTAGCATGATACCCAAAATCATACATCAAATCGGACCAAAAGATAAAAATCTTTGGCATCCTATATGGAAAATGGGACATAACTCATGGAAAAAACATTTTAAAGAACCAGAGTTTAAACACATTTTATGGGAAGATGGGGATGAAATTGACAATTTAG